TTCTTCTTCTGGATCTTCTTCTTCTATCTCTTTCATTAGTTCACGAACAAGTTCTTTCATTTCTTCTTTATTAATAACTTTGTTTTTTATTACATCTATTACTTCTTCTTTATCAGCGGATTTTTTTTCAGCGGGCTTTTTACATTGTTCTAATACTTCTTCTATACTTTGTAATTCAGATCCGTCTAATACTTGATCATCCCATGCTTTATCAGCAGCCGTTTTTAATGATTTAGCTTCTAATGTAGTAGCATTATTAGCTCCTACATTTACTGCTGATATTTCTAATAGAGTAGAATCATTAATTATTCTTGATCTATCTTTCTCTCTATATTCCATAGTCTCATAATCTGGTATAAAAGATATAGATACATTATTTATATATCCGCCTTTTATTAATTTATATATAGTAAATCCAAAAGGATATTCTTCTTCAGAAGTCATTTGTGCTTTACCTTTTACAGTATTGCCATCCTTCCATACCTTAACTATTTTACCTACAGGAGGCATAGCCATTTGATGTGACCATAAGAATGATTTATTCTTTTTAATTTCCTTAATACTTAAACCATCTATTTTTACTACGTCTCCATCATAATCCTTAATCTCTTTAGTAGCAGTAAATTCAATAATTCTATTATCCTCATCTGCTGACTTTACATCGTTTATGTTCGCAAATTTTATTTCGTTTGCCATTTTATTACACTCCTTATATTGCTAAAATTATTACAGTAGCTATTACTCCTATTATAGTAAATACTGTCCCTAATTGGAACCAACTAATTTTTTTACTAAGTTTATGATTACACGATTGTGTTAATATATCCATTTTCTTATCTACTTTATCTACAATTTTAGATATATAATCTATTTTCACTGAATGTTGTATTAGTATATCGTGATCTGAATCAGTCATATTATTACCCCTTTACTATAGGCGCCATACAGCAGGTACAGTTTATAACTTCTCCTGCTTCGCCAGATGGATCGTGTGGATACAGTAAACCATTTGGAAATGTTTCATTAAAATCTATTATCATACCATCTTGAGCAGCATGAGTTTCTCTAGTACCGCCTACCCATTGCTTTCTTTTGACTATATCGCTATTATCTTTATATATAGCATTAGTAGTTCTATTTATCATTGCTCCACTTTCTGTTCTTGCTATTGTTCTACTTCTACTACTATTAAACTTATATACTCTTTTAATACGTCTAGATAATTTGTCTACTGATTCACCAGCCAATACTGATTCTTTTATTTGGTTTCTTAATAACTTATATGTATACTTATTAATATCTACTATCTTATTAACCATATTATTTACTACTAATTCATTTACTATTGGTTCAGTAGATAGTTTTAAAGTATCAACAGCTAGTCCAGCCGCCTTCTCTGATACACTTTCAAACACTGGTTTAATTGTAGTTGTTAATATTGATTTTTCTTCGTTGAATAAATTACCAACTAGAGCTAATACTTCTGTTTCGTTTATTTTAGTTATATCTTTCTTATCTTTTACTACTGACATTACTTTTCCAAGTTGATTAGAGAAATATTTACCCATTTTACCCGCTATTTTTTTTTCTGACCATCTTCTAATGATATTATACTTTCTAACATAGGTATGATTCACTTTTTCAATTTTATCTTCTTTTTCTAAATATTTAGCTAAATTATCTAATTTATCCCCTTTACTTGGTACAATTTTACTACTATCATCTAAATTTATTAGTAAATCATCCATAGGTATTAATGAAGAAGGAACAAATCTCATATCTCCTATAGGATCAGTTATTTCATCCATACCCAAATCAAACATACCATTTATTTCATTAATAGTATATCCTAACTCTCTGTAAATTCTCGCCCGCTCCAAAATATCTTTCTTATTTTCTTGTAGTTCTACTACTTCAGAAAGATCAAACTTACAATGATAAGCAGGAAAATATCTTTTAAATAAATGTTGATTAAGTTTGTTTTGAATACGAGTAGTATTAGGCTGTAATGTATGTATCCATAGTTGTCTCATAGCTGTATCAGCTACTGCTCTATCAACTTGATCGGTTACTCCAAATACTGATTTATGTATACCTAGTATACTTAGTATTCTATCTCTAATATCTTTTCTACTTTCTAAGAACTGCATCTCTTTCATTGTTTGACCTAATTCTTGATATTTAATACCTGCTGGCAATCCCAATGTTTTATGGGCTTTATCCGATCCTTGATGCTTGGAATTAAATTCATTTACTAATGTTTGCATATCACTTGTAGTAGCTTGTCCTTTCTCATCAAATAAAGTTCCACCTACCTGACCAAAATTCTCGAAGAACTTAGTATTATATTCCCTTGCTTTGTCATCTGTTAATACTTCTTTCTTTACTACATCTATTGGGCTTAGTCCTCTACCATTACTATTATCTGGATTGAATAAAGGTAAATATATTAATTGTTCTATAGGTATTATTTTTTTATTATTCCACTTCCAATTACCATCTTTGTTTTTGGTCATTTTCTGTGGATTAATAGGCTCTAATGATATTCTATCTTCTAAATCAATATATATCATAAACTCGCCTCTATAGAAATAGTAAATTAATGATTGATATAATAGTTCGTATAGAGACATTTCAGTATTAGGACTGCCTAAATTAAATCCATTAGATAGTCTAAAGTCTGGATTCATTTCTTCCTGTCCTCTATATATCTTTAATGGTAGAGCAGCTATGGACTGTGATAACATATTAATACCACGCCAAACAATATAATTACTACCATAACTATTCTTACTTTCATTTACACCTAAAGAATATAATTGGCCTCCTATTACTCCTTCTAAAGAATTACTTAAAGCTGATTTTTTTATAGTCGACTCTAAATTTTCTATTTTATTATTAAGTTCTATTATTTTCTGATTATTTGGAAATAAAATATTAAAAACTTCGTTGAGTTTACTCATTATAACTTCTCCTATTAAGTGACTATGTGGTAATCTATTCGTTTGCCCCAATGATTGTATATAGCATATCTAAAAGCATCACAGGCGTCATCTTGAAACTTGAGAGGTTCTTCTATTGCTTCCCCATCTTTGTTTTCTTTATATTTGTATCCATTTACTTCTTTTATTAGATTAACACTATCTTTACTTATATGTAAATGTTTCCTTTTACAAAAGTCTATTCCGTCCTTTACTGATTTATCTGATGGGCGAACATTAAATCCCGCCCTTCTTATTTCTTCTATTCTATTAGGTTCAGCTGTATCGGCGTATATATAATCATTCTTATTATCTATTAGTAGAAGTAGTTTATTAATAACATCACTATTAGTAAGTTTAGTTTGATACAGTAATTCTTTTAAATATAGTTCGCCGTCTAATTCTCCTATCTGTACAAGTGCAGTAGGATGATTAAATCCAAAATCTAATCCATATACTACTTGGTCATACTTAGTAGGTATATTATTAGTAATACTATAATTACTATATATTATATTTTCTAATACACCCCATTGTCCTAAACCATATATATTCCAATAGTTCTTATCTTGATCCTTTATCTCCAATAACATATTAACATATTCTTGTGATAAGAATGGATTGTCTATATATGTACTAACTATTTCTTCTACATCTTTCTCTACTTCTATTAGTTTATTCTTAATCCAATGGAATGCTGATATGGGGTTAAACGATAAGTATATGTGATTCATTGTGTCTGTCTTGCCGGATAATCTCATCTTCAATATCATATAATCGTTATACTTGAACTCACTCGCTTCCTCCATCCAAATATAATTCCATTCAGTAGATTTAATTCTTTCTACATCGTCCAACGAACTAAATAGTATAAATGTATTAGTAGGTCTATATATTAGTATATTATCTGTTTTATTATGATTACAATATTGATAATACCCGTATTCATTTAATAAGTCTACTATTAATTTATAAGCAGTAATTTTTAGGGCGGGCATAGTTTTACGTGTAATTAATATTGATCGATTACGTTCTTTTGTTAATTTCTGTACTATTAGTTGAGCGATCGAATAAGATTTACTGGATCGAGCGCCGCCTCTATTTACTATTATAGTTTTATTACTATTATATGTCTTATCAAATATATTAGTTACCTGTATCTGTATCATTTTTGTCCTTTAAGACATATTCTATAGCTTCAGGCATAGTAATATTACTATCTACTGTTTGTTTGGATTGTCCGTATACACGATTAAACAACATCTCTATTACTTTTATTTTGTTAGCAGCAGATACCCTACCATCTAATAACATAGTATCTAGTATATCAGTAAGTTTTTCTAAATTCTCCCCATATTTACCTTTTATATAATCTACTAAACCATTAGTACCTCTATTACCACCAGGATTAAGCGAACCACTTCCTTTGACTATTTGTCCTTTTGAATTTCTTATTATTCCAGATTTTTCCGTTTCTATGGACATTATTTTTACCTCTTTTAATTAACTAACTTGTTTTATTCTTCTTATGATATTATTTGCCAGCCTCAAAAATTTTTGTCTAAACTTATCATAAGCATATTGATTAGCTGATGTATATTCAGCAATTGAAAGTGTAGTTTCAATAAGATTCTTAAATTCTTTATCGAAATCAAATTTATCTACTTCATTATTCATTTTCCTTTCTCCCTATATATTGCTATGTCTTTTTATTTAAAGTCTGCCAGAATGGATATTTACCACCTTCCTGTGGATTTAATCTAAGTAATAGCAATCAAAATTATCATTTTTTACTCTACCGTATATAGCTCCAGTTGTTAGTCCATAAAAATCAGCTGCTTCACTTGCTGATGAATATTTTCTTCCGTCTACCATTATAAATTTTTTATTCCAAGGCACTTGTCCTTTATTTGATTCTGAATTCTTTCTT